GCGGTGGGTATGTGAAGGGCAAGCCCAAGAAAACTCGCCAAGGTAGCGGAAAACATACGCTTCTCTCGGCAACCTCTCGTAATAAGAAAAAGAAACCATATAGAGGTCAAGGTCGCTAGATAGTAAAGATATATTAATCTTGCTATGGCTGCACTAATTTGCAATCTTCCTTCTGTGGAAGTATGGGTTCGTAAAGAATATCTCACTGATCACCAAAGTGGTCACGGTGAATTTGTAAAAGGCGTCTGGGTATCGGCAAAGTCGATTCCTGGGCGTGCTTTTTATTTTGAGACGTATTTGCCGGAATATGCTGCAATGTATGATAAACTACCTATTAGCGCTTTTCTCTCGTCTCCGGAGACTCCAGACCCCGATATGGACCTTCCTAACCTGCAGTTCTGGAACTGTATGGACTATGGTGTAGTTGCTGTTCAGAAGCAGTTTATTGGGTCAATGGACTATGAACTGTATACAAGGGACTTTGGTATCCAGAAGGGCACATACATATGCACTCTGGACAATTATCACCAGGACCCTGATGTAGTTGATTATGCAACAAGTGAAAATCCAGCTGAACATAAGTCATCAAACCTGATTGAACTAGATAATGGACAGTATGCACTGTATCCAAACAACAGAATGCGTATCTTTGACAACAGTTTGACTCCTGTTGACCCCAAAATGCCTGATTTTAAGGTTTCGACTCAATATTATAGTGTTGAAAACGGTTATGAGCGTCTTGGAATGGGTCGTGAGGACGAATATTTCTGGAAAACAGCAAAAGAACGCGAAAATTCACCCGAAAAAGAAGAAAAATGAGCACAAATCACGATTTTTTAGACAATTTAGCAAATCATCAGCACCAAAAGATGCTTCGTGAGATTGCAAATGATGATAAAACACCAAAAAAGACGGATTTTGTCAGAGAAACTGAAATTTTCATCGAAAATGAAGAAATTGACGAAATTTTGACGGTTCAGAACGTAAATCTTAACGAATTTTAGTCAGAAATACGACATAAATAAAATATAATTCTAATATAACGGTTATCCATGCCTTTAGAGCGAGTCAGTCGCAGTTTTAAAGATATTAGTGCCTCATTTCAGATTAATCCTCTGAATAATGATATTGTGGCACTGAAAAATGAAAATGCGATTGCTCGTTCTATTCGTAATATCGTGTTTACAACACCTGGTGAGAAGTTTTTTCAACAAAATTTTGGGTCAAGAGTGTCGGAGTCACTCTTTGAGAACATGGATGAAATTACTGCTCTTACAATACAGGATGAAATCATTGATTCGATTACAAAATTCGAGCCAAGAGTAACCTTGACAAATGTAAAGGTAAATCCAGATTTTGACTCAAATCAGTATGATGTCATCATTTCGTATTTTGTTGTCGGTGCGGATATACCAGAGCAAGAACTAGAATTTGTTTTGCAACCAACAAGGTAAATGCCTCTAATAAACTTCAATACTCTGGACTTTGACCAGATAAAAACATCTCTACGAGAAGTTTTAAAATCAAGCACTGACTTCACGGATTATGACTTTGAGGGGTCTAATCTGTCAAGTATCATTGACCTACTTGCTTATAACACTTATATCACTTCATATAATGCAAATATGGTTGCAAATGAAGTGTTTATCGATAGTGCAACATTAAGAGAGAATGTTGTCGCACTTGCAAAGAATATTGGATATACACCGAGGTCAAGAAAGGCATCTAGATGTGATATTAACTTCTTTGTTGATACCACTAATTTAGGAACATCACCAACATCAGTCACATTAAAGGCAGGACCGGTTGCTGCTACCTCTAATCAGTTTGGTAGTGAGTCATATGTCTTCAATGTAATGGAAGACACAACGGTATCGGTGGATGATGGGATAGCATTTTTTGATGATTTAGAAGTTATTGAAGGAACTAGAATAACTCAAACCTTTACCTACTCTTCTAGAAACTTAAATCAAAGGTTTATCCTTCCAAATGCTGGAATAGACACGGATACATTAATAGTACAAGTTAAACCCACTAGTACGTCTACAATCAAGGTAAAATATGATTTAACAAATACCTTAATTGACCAAAAGACAAATAATGTCGTAGATTCTTCATCTACCATCTATTTCCTACAGGAAGTAGAAGATGAAAGGTATGAACTTATTTTTGGAGACGGAACATTCGGAAAATCTCTGGAAGATGGTAATGTTGTAGAGGTTTCCTACCTAGTTTGTGCTGGTGCTGCAGCAAACCGTATTGGAACTTTTAATTTTAGTGGAAAATTAGTCTATCTTCAAAATTCTGTAGAAAACGCTATCACTAGTGGTATTTCTCTTGTGACAACACAATTTCCATCATCTGGTGGAGATGCGATTGAGAGTGTTGCCTCTATCAAAAAGTATGCACCTCAAATATATGGAACACAAGACCGTGCAATCACGGCAAATGACTATGAGGTCTTAATACCAAATAAAATCTACCCAGAAGCAGAGTCAATATCCGTTTTTGGTGGTGAGGAAATGGTTCCTCCAAGATTTGGTAAAGTTTTTATCAGCATTAAGCCAAGAAATGGTGATTTTGTCTCTCAAGGCATTAAGGAGAATATAAAAAGAAGTTTAAGAAAATATACAGTCACTGGAATTGTTCCAGAAATTCTAGATTTGAAATATCTGTATATTGTTACTAATAGTAAGGTATATTATAACACAAGATCGATTACAGACGTTGCTGGTGTGTCATCGATGATTCAGAAAAATATTCAAAATTATGCAAATTCTACTGAATTAAATAAGTATGGTACAAGATTCAAATATAGTAAATTTTTGGGAATAATTGACCAGAGTCACCCATCAATTACATCTAACATAACATCCGTTCAAATGAGAAGGGATTTGAGACTTGCAACTAATCAGTTTGCCGAGTATGCAATTGATTTTGGCAATCATATGCATGTCCAATCAATGAATGGATACAACATAAAATCCAGTCCTTTTAAGGTGCTAGATATAACAGATGATGTTTATCTTTTCGACGAACCAATTGATACAAAAACAGGAATTGTATCATTATACTCATTACAAGCAGATGGTTCTACCACACCGGTTTTGAGAAAAAGAAATGTTGGTAGAATCGATTACATGAACGGTAGAATCACATTAAATCCAATTAACATTGTATCAGGTAAAGACAAAGATGGTATACAAATCATGGAAATATTTGCAGTTCCACACTCAAATGATGTTATAGGATTGCAAGACCTTTACCTTCAGTTAGATAGTTTTACTGTTGATATGATTGTTGATGAAATATCCTCCGGATCAGATCCTTCAGGATCTAATTACAAAAGTTCAGCAAGTTATACTGACGTTAATAATAATCCATATTAAAAATACATTCTTGTAAGAAAAACAAATGTCGGAAAAAAGAGTAAAAATTCAACACATTATAGACAGCCAACTGCCGTCTTATATTAGTGAAGACTTTCCTTTAATTAAAGAATTTTTCTCGTTTTATTACGCAGGATTAGAGTATCAGGGCAGACCTGTAGATTTGATTAATAATATTGATCAATATCTGAAGTTAAATGAAAATGCTAATACAGTTGATGGTACTCTTTTAGCTTCTGATGTTGATGACAATCAAGATTTTATTGATGTATATAATACTGATGGATTTCCTGAAGCTTTTGGTGTTATTCAGGTAAATGATGAAATAATCCTTTATCAGGCAAAAACCTCAACTAGATTCTTATTTTGTAAGAGGGGTTTTTCTGGAATAACTTCGTATGACACTCAAAATGGAACTGAAGAAGCAGTATTTTCAGAATCTGAAGCTGCTGCACATAACTTCCGCGCTCCTGTAAAGAATCTCAGTGCATTATTTTTACAAGAATTTTTAAAAAAGATAAAAGGTCAATTTTTACCTGGTCTCCAAACACAAGAATTACCTGAAACGTTAAATCAAGCACAATTTATAAGACAATCTAGAGATTTATATTCTGCAAGAGGAACAGAGTCTTCTTTTAAAATTTTATTCAAAGCATTATATAATGTTGATGCTGATATTATTAGACCGCAAGATTTTTTAATTACTCCATCAAACGCATCATTTCAACTTACTAGAGATTTGATTGTAGAACCTCTAGAAGGTAATCCTGAAAACTTAATTAATGCTACACTGTTTCAAGACGAATTTGACAATATTAAAAGAGCATATGCACCAATTTCATATGTTCAAAAGATATCTGTAGGCGTATTAACTGACAGATATTTTAAAGTAAGTATCGATTCTTCATACAACAAGTATGATGGTTCACAAGAACTGTTATATGGTGAATTTTCTCCACATGCAAAAACTAGAATTATTGATTCCGTTGCCATAGGGCAGACTTTTATTGATGTAGACTCAACCATAGGATTTCCAAAAGAAGGAACTCTATCTGTTAACTATAAGGATGGAACTACTGGAATTGTAACTTATACTGATAAAACTATCAACCAGTTTTTAGGTATTGGTGCAAATCATGTAGGAAAAGAAATTGATGACAATACTACTATAGATCAAAATACATTTGTATATGGTTATGACCCAGTTTCTGGTTCGGATAGTGGAATTAAGGTAAAAATTAGGTCTGTCTTGAATAAACTTCAAGATAGTAACAATGCATATTATCAACCAGAAGGGGCAAAAGTAAAAATAAAATCATTTGGTAAGGTAAGAGAAGATTTAAAGTCAAATAACTGGATTTTCAATACTGCACAATATTATGATGTTTTAAGTTTGAAAGTAGAGGAAGCTTCTAATAGTATCTACCGTTTAGAAACAAAAGATCCTAATATTTTAAGAATTGGTGATATTGTAGAATTAACTGATGATAATTTAACAAAAAGACCAAATGATTTGGTGGTAACTGATGTTTACAGTGCTACAGTTTGTTTGGTAAGAGGTTCTGGTGTAGGTGATCCTGCAAAAATCATCAAAGTAGGAAAAAGATTAACGAAGTTTAAATCTGATCTTTTTGCTGGTTTAGAATCGTTTAATTCAAACATATTAAACACTTATGTGGATAAGGATAAAGTTTTAATCGCAGCAAATAGTTTACCCTCCTATTTGGATACTAAAGTTGGACCTAATCGTCAAAAATTTACTATTTCTGGAACTTTTGATTTAGGTCAAGAATTAATTCCTATTACTACAGCAACGGACCATAATTTCTATACTGGTGATCTCATATATTATACACCACAAAAAAATATCACTTCAATTACTCAACCAGATGGTTCTGTAATCTTTAATGAAGACATTGTTAGTGCTATTTTTCCAGAGGGGATTTATGTTGTAAAAAGAGTTGATGAAAAAAATATTAAGTTTGCAAAAAGTAAGTCTAACTTATTTGCCGGAAAATTTGAAAGTGTAACTCCTGCTGGAGGAGTGAATAATGTTGTTATAACAGATAACACTATTGAGAGAGAAGAGTTTAAAAATAAAAATGTAAGTCCACAAAAAATATACAGAGAAGTTTCTAATCCTGTAATAGACTCAAAAGAATATCAAAATAATTTAAAATATAGTGGTATTTTTGTAAATGGCGTAGAATTACTAAATTACAAATCTTCTGATTTTGTTCATTATAATGAAATACGTGAATTAGAGGTAGTTGCTGGTGGTTCTGATTATGATGTTATAAATCCCCCTCTTTTACATATTTCTGATAGCACAGGAGTTGGTGCTACAGGTATATGTGCAGTAAATGGCGGATTATCTGCAATTGAAGTTTTAGACCCAGGATTTGATTATGTCGAAACTCCTCAAGTAAAAATTACTGGTGGTAATGGTGTTGGAGCTAAAGCAGAAGCAAACCTAATATCCGTAACCAATGAAATCTCTTTCAATGCTACAGGAATTTCTACACTCGGCACTGGAATAGGTGGTATCACTACATCTACCTCTACAATTGGGTTTACGACCTTCCACAGGTTTAGAAACGGTGAAAGGGTTACTTATAACACCTTTGGTAAAAAGGCAGTCACAGGACTGACGACAGGTGCCACTTATTATACTGAAGTATTGAATGAGTATGATGTAAAATTACATAATACTTTAAATAGTGCAATTGCAGGATCTAGTGCTGGTATCAATACAGTCACTATTGGACTTGCTGGAGAGGGTGTTCATACTCTTAAATCTCTAAACAATAAACTCACCATTGGTTCAATCAATGTTATTAACTCTGGTGTAGGATATGAGAACAAGCAAAGAACTTGTGGACCAGCAGGAGTTAGCACATCTCTTGATTTTATCAGTATCAAGAATCATGATTATAAGACTGGTGAGATTGTAAGATATACTACTGATGGAACTGTAATATCTGGTCTTACAAATCAAACAGAATATTATGTAACTGCAATTGATGCTGATAAATTTAAATTAAGTCAAGTTGGAGTAGGTACAACAGCAAAAGACTTCTTCCTCAAAACAGATCAATTTGTAGAACTTACCTCTATTGGTTCTGGAATTCATAATTTTAACTATCAACCAATATCTGTTGAAGTTACTGGAAAAGTTGGTATTGCCTCTACAGCAGGATCAGAATTTAAAGCAACTGTTCAACCACTGTTTAGAGGACAGATAAGTTCTATCCATATAACAAATACAGGTGTCGGATATGGTGCATCTGATATCATTAACTTTAAGAGAGACCCAGAAATAAAATTAAAGTCTGGTGTGGGTGCACAATTAAGACCAATTATTGATCAAGTTGGAAGAATAAGAGATGTTATTGTTAATAGAACTGGAGAAGAATATAACTCTTCACCACATTTGATTATAACTGATAGCACTGGAAGTGGAGAAGGTGCTCTACTAATTCCAGAAATTGTCAATGGAAATATTGTATCTGTAAGAGTTGCTAAATCTGGTGTTGGATACGGAGTTTCCACTACATCAATACAAGTTGTTCCTGCTGGTGAGGGAGCTCAATTTTCTACCAAATTGCAAACTTGGGAACTCAACACTGTTCAGAAAGGATTTGAAAGTTTAACCTCTGATGATATTTTCATTTCAGAATCAAATAACAGTGATTATGGATTACAGTTCTCTTATGCATATTCTCCAAGAGAATTAAGAAAAATTCAATATGCAAAGGATAGTAATGGATCTGTACTTTACGGCAAAAAAGATTTAACAATAAGAGATAACCAAGAAATAGATAACACAGATCACTCCTCTATTATTGGATGGTCATATGACGGATATCCAATTTATGGTCCATATGCATATGAAAGATCTACTGGTGGTGATATAACCCAAATGAAATCTGGTTATGTTGTAGAACTGCAACCTAATAGACCACCTGTTTCAGTCTTTCCAAGGGAATTCTTTATTGAAGACTTTAAATGGGTAGATTCTACAGATGAATCTGTTTTAGATAGAAATAATGGCAGATTCTGCGTAACCCCAGATTTTCCAAATGGAACTTATGCGTATTTTACAACTTTTGATTTAACTGCTGCTGCAGACGGAGTATTCAAAAACTTTAAGAGACCCGCATTTCCATATGTCATTGGAGAGTACTTTAAGGCGAAACCAAATGCATTTAATTATGATATAAACTCAAATCAAGATAATTATGACATAAATGCAACTAATTGGAGAAGAAATACTGCTCCATATTCCATAACCAAGAAAAATAGTGGATATGACTATTTGCAAAAATCATATGACTTTATTGATCAAGATTCTGTCATAAGCACGACTGAAAAAGGATATATTACTGATGTTGGTATCGTTACTAGCGGTTCAAACTATAAAATTAATGATAGAGTTGTTTTTGAATCAGAAAAAGGATTTTTCTCTGCTGCTAGAATTTCAAGACTGGATGGCGTATCAGTAAGTAATGTAAGTTTTGCAAAAACTACAATATCTAATATTGAGTTTTTCCCAACGGGTCAAAAGAAATCATTTGTCGGTATTTCTAGTATTGTTCACAACTTTAAAGATGGTGATGTTGTAAGTATATCAGGACTTTCAACAACATCATCATTAATTGAAGGAACATATGCCACGGGAATATCCACTTATGCTTTGAGGGTAAGTCAAACTATTCCTTCAGTATCTGCTGTTGGTATTATCACTTATATTAGTGTTTATGGAAGAGGTTTAGACGTAGCTGATGTGCAAGAGAATGATATCATATCAATAGGAACTGGAAGTAATGAAGAACAAGTAAGAGTTCTGAATATTGATAGAAAGTCTTCCAGATTGAGGGTGTTGAGAGGTCAGAATGGAAAAGTTGGTGTTTCCCATACAATTACAACCATAATAAAAGATAATCCAAAGAGATTCAATATTGTTGTTGAAAACGAAGCATCATTCTTTAGTAGAAGAAATAGAGAATATTATTTCGATCCTAATGAAAGTTTAGGAATTGGAACCCAATCGGGTCCAGGGTTCGGAAAAACAGTTACGTTCGCCTCTCCGGGCGTAGGAGAGACCAATCTGTTCATTCCTACACAACAGGTGTTCCTTCCAAATCATGGGTTAGCAACTGGCGATGAGGTCATTTATAAGACTCATGGAGGAGATCCTATTGGTATTGCCTCTATCAGTGACACGTCCTCAATGTTACTGGGTGAAAACTCTAGACTTTATGTTGCTAATTTGTCCCCTGACTTTATCGGTGTATCATCAGTTCCGGTTGGATTGGGGAGCACTGGAGTTTATGTCGGCACGGCATCTACTAATGCTGATCATGGTTTATTGTATTTCACTGGTATTGGAACTGGAACAAGACATAGTTTCGTAACTGATCACAAGAATGTTATAAAAGGAAGTGTTGATAGAGATTTAGTTACAGTCTCCACTGCATCTACTCACGGATTAGTTAGAGGTGACACTGTTTATGTTGATGTAAATCCATCAATTTCAACAACAAGAACAGTTCGATATAATGAAAGCAACAGGAAAATGGTTATTGGTGGTTTAGATTTTGTTGCCGCTGGAGTTGCATTAACAACAAACACTATTACTGTATCTAACCATAGATTAATTACCGGTCAAAAAATTATTCACAGTGGAACGTCTGCTGGATTGACTAATGATAAAGAATACTATGCATATGTGGTTGATAAAGATAATGTCAAACTTTGTGATACAAAATATCAAACGAAACAATCACGCCCAGAATTTGTAAATATTACTTCTAGACAACCTGGAACCCTGTTCCCTGTAAATCCACCAATAGAGGTGTATAAAGATTCTACACTTGTTTTTGACTTGAGTAGTGAAACATTATCTTATCTCATAAACACAACTCGGTTCCCAGGGTTCTTATTTAAGTTATATACAGATTCTGCTTTTACTCAAGAATATGAAACTAATGTAGATGGATTTGTTTTTACAACGAGTGGAACTCCCGGTCAAAGCGGAGCTACTGCAACTCTTACTGTTAATAAAAATACTCCAAAAACTCTTTATTATAGATTAGAACCAATACGTGTTATTGGTAATAAGTCTTCTTATCTAGAAATTGTTTCTAGCGACGAGGTAGATTTACATAATCAAATTAATATAAAGGATAGTGTATTTGATGGCAAGTATACTATTAGTGGGGTAACAGGAACCACGTTTGAATATAGCGTATCTGAAAAACCAGAAGCAACCTCATATTCAGGAACCACATCTGTTCTATCCTACACAACTGATTCTCTTACTGCATCAGGACCAATTTCTGCATTAGACCTTAAGGATAGAAGAAAGGGATACTCTAGACTTCCAGGTATTAGCACGATAACAACTTCTACTGGAACTGGAGCTATTTTAAAACCCTCCAGTACGACAATAGGAAAGGTTGTAAAAACTAAACTAGAAAATATTGGATTTAATTATCCTTCAGACCTTACTTTGTCTCCAGAGGCAAATCTTCCTCAAGTATTAGAACTCAATACTTTCTTTGGATTCTCCAGAGTGGGAATAACTTCGTTTGGACGTGGATATACTACTCCACCAACATTAATTGTTCTTGATGGAACAACTCAAAAACAAATCGACGACATTGATTTGAGATATGTTACTGGTAGTAATGTTGTTCCTATTCTTAAGAATACACTTTCTTTAAGTGGAAATAATCCTACTATTAGACCAATAAAAAATTCAAACGGCATTAGAGTTTCTAATTTGGTATATGATGACGCTGACAAAACAGTCACTGTCACTATGAAGAAAACTTATAGTGAAAATTTCCCAATTGAAGTTGGAGATAAGATTTTAGTTGAAAATAGCGTAGTTACAGTTGATCCAGATGCTGATGTTAATGCTATTACAAAGGGATTTAACTCTGAAGATTATGATTATAAACTGTTCAATGTAACTGGAGTAACTGCAAATCTAGGTGGTGGCATTGGTATTGTTACATATTCATTTAATGAATTTAGTGGTTTAGAAGTAGCTGGTATTTTTGACACCACAAACTCATCAGCAACTATAGTCCCAGAAAGATTATTCCCAGTATTTAACTTTGATATAAAATCAAATTCCTTCCAAAAAGGGAGTGTTGTTACTTCTGGAGATTTAGAAGGAACTGTTGCTGATTGGGATGAGACAAATCAATTACTTACACTTGAAAGTTCTGATGATTTCTTGGTTGGAGATATCATAGAAGAGGATGTAACTGGTTCTAAAGCAACGGTTAATGCCAAATATGAATTTAAGTCTGAATATGATATTGATTATTTCTCTAAAGTTGATAATGGATGGAGAACTGAAAATGGATTCTTGAGTAAGATAGAACAAAGATTGCCTGATAATGATTATTATCAAAACTTCTCATATTCAATTAAGTCAAAAGTTCCTTTTGATGATTGGAATGACGTTGTAAGTTCTTTACTTCATAGTGCAGGATTTAAGAAATTTGGAGATCTCCAAGTTGAATCAACACTTGTTGGCGAAGAAGAAGATGCCCTGGAAATACAACCAGTAGATGCGACAACAATTGAAGTTGATATGATAAGTGTGGGTGACTTAGAATGTGTTAATAACTTTGATTTTGCAACGGAAAACTTCTTAAGAGGCGATACTGACTTCTCAGATGAAATAACATTCAA